TTATCGACCGTTATCGAACGTTTTAATGTTCGACAAAAACCAAAACAAAGATGAGAAAGTGGTTTGAAATAAATTTAGGATGGTTCTTCATCAACGGAAGGAAACAAGAACATTGGAATAAATATTTAAAACAAAAGTATAAAACAAATAAATAAATTATGTACACAATTAACGATATTGAAAAAATTCTAAACTTTAAAACTTGGAATGACAAGAAAAAAATTGACGAATTGTTGCGAATAGATGCTAAAATTTATGCACATCAGGGAACGGATTCAACAAGGGCTGAACTAGAAGAAGGGAAGAAGAACTCAAAGAAAATTTATAAGGCAATAAAACAGATTGATCACGATTTAGGTTATAGTTTTTTGGAATTAATGGATAAATAATACTATTTTTATCAAAATTCTATATATGCGATCAAAGTATTTAGAGCACAAAGATCAAATAATATCGTTATTGAAAACTGAACTTTCGGATGCGGGAATAGTCAGAAAAATTAAAGGTGAAAATGATGATTCTTTTAGGCGGTGGATTTCAAGAAACAGAAGCGGGTGGTTAGGTTTTGAGGATGGAATACATAAAGCAACATCAGCATTAGATATAAACGAGGAAAACGTTAAACACCTGTGGTTAAAAGATAAAAATACAAGTTTATTTGTAAAAAATCCCAAGTACATTCAACCTGAAATTAAAGAAGTTGAGGATTTAAAAAGTAAATTAATTGAAGATTTACAACAATATTCACCAACTTTTAAAAAGCTAAAACGGGTTAAACTTAAAGAATCATTTTGCTTAGTTATTGATCCCGCTGATATACATATAGGTAAACTTTGCACAGCATTTGAAACGGGGGTTGAGTATAATCAACAAATAGCTGTTAAAAGAGTTTTAGAGGGTGTTAACGGAATATTAAACAAAGCACGAGGGTTTCATATAGATAGCATTATATTCATAGGGGGTAACGATATTCTTCACACCGATACACCAACACGCACAACAACAAGTGGAACGGCACAAGATACTGAAGGGATGTGGTATGAAAACTTTTTAATGGCAAAACAACTTTATGTTGATCTCTTAGAATTATTAATAACAGTTGCTGATGTACATTTTACGTTTAACCCATCTAACCATGATTACACAAACGGGTTTTTCTTAGCTGATGTTATCCAAACTTATTTCAGGAATTGTAAAAATATTACATTTGATTGCAACATAGCACACCGTAAATACACAACTTACGGAAACAGTTTAATAGGAACAACACACGGAGATGGCGCAAAACAAACAGATTTAGGGCAGTTAATGAGTGTAGAAGCAAAACATCTTTGGGCAGATTCAGAATATAGGTATTTTTATACGCATCACATTCACCACAAAGTTGCCAAAGATTACATTAATGTCACGGTTGAAAGTTTAAGAAGCCCAAGCCCCGCGGATAGTTGGCATCATAGAAAGGGTTATATAAGCAAGGCAGCAATTGAGGGGTTTATTCATTCAAAATTTAACGGGCAAATTGCAAGATTAACACACTATTTTTAAAAAGATTATGAAAGACGAAAAATTATTATTATTAGCATTATTTTTAAGTTCTGCTTTAGCTGATACATTAGATGATATTACAAATGAAAATTATTTTGTAATGAATTTTAAAAAAAACACTAAAAGATATATGAATTTTTTAAAAAAGAAAACATTTAAATTATTAGATAATTCGTATGAATTAGATCCTGAAGTTTTTGAATTACTAGATAATGCCATTTCAAATACTGCCAAAGAAACGGCTGAAAAAATGTTTGAAGATTTATTTTTAATTGATGAAAAAAAATGAAAATGATTGATTCAATAGTTGAAAGCGTAATTAATAAATTTAAATCAAGATCAGATGTTGGAATTAAAAAGTATAATAAAACTTTAGACCGTGAAGATTTAAACAAATTAGAATGGTTAACACATCTTCAGGAAGAACTTATGGATGCTACATTATACATTGAAAAATTAAAAAAAGAATTAGATTAAAAAAATAATAGTATATTTGATGTATGAAAAAAACTTTAAATTTTGTAGGGAAGTATTTATTTACTCCAATCGGTGTTGCAATAGGTGTACCATTTGTTGTTTTTGGTCTTATTGTTGGGATTTTATTTAATTCAGTAAAACAAGGGTATAAAATGACTGTTGGTATTGATGATTATATTAAATAATCCTGATCAACTTAAAAGCTATGGGTGTTCTGCACCAAAATTATTTTATTAAAACGTATTAAGTAATGAAAACAGAGGTTGTTAAAATAAGCAAGGTAAAAACCAATAAAAATAATCCAAGAATAATTAAAGACGAAAAATTTAAAAGTTTAGTGAAGTCTATTAAAGAATTTCCTGAGATGTTAAAGATTCGTCCAATTGTTGTAGATAATGAAATGGTTGTTTTAGGTGGTAACATGAGATTAAAAGCCTGTAAAGAAGCGGGATTAACTGAAGTTCCAATAATTAAAGCAAGTGAATTAACAGAGGATCAACAGAAAGAATTTATAATAAAGGACAATGTAGGCTTTGGAGCATGGGATTGGGATATGTTAGCAAATGAATGGGAAGGCACAGAACTTGGTGATTGGGGCTTAGATGTTTGGCAACCTGAAGAATATGTTGATTATTCAATATTAGATGATGAAGATCTTTCACAAGATTTAGAGGATATGACAAGCGGTGTAAAAAAGGCTATTCAAATACCTTTTGAACTAGAACACTATGAAGAAGCATCTGAATTAGTAAAGTTTTGGAGAAATCAAAATGCGTACGTAGGCGGTATGATTATCGAATGTTTAAAATCTGAAAAAGAAAAACATGAAAATAACAGAACATAATCACAAAGGAATTAGTTTTTTATGCAGGGAAGGTACAAGTGATTTTAAAACTTTTGAAGAGGTTATAGTAAGAAATGTATATGAAAACTGATTATGTAGTGCCAACAAGATTTATAGTAAAAGCAAATAACGTTTATTGTTATGAATAAAATAGAATTAAAACAAATACAGCACAACACTAAAATCGGAGACGTATGCGGTCATATTAACCCTAACATAACTGAAGATACAATATTTTATGAAAATGGAGAACCGATTGGGTTTTACATAAAAGATATTTCGAAATACTCTGAAAAAGCATCAAAACTAGCCGCACTTGCAAATCAAGAACTAAGAAGTAAAAACGTGCCAAAGAGTTTAATGAAACGTTCAAGCGGGTTTGCCAATCCTGAAAATGAAGTATTACAATATAGCACAATTATTGGAAGTATTCCCCCCAAACCACATATGCGAAGACCATACGCAACAATTAGTAGTGTGCATAATGTTGATAGTGCAAAAACTTTTATTAAAGCTATGATGTTGCTATGTAGAGAGAGTGAAGATATAATAAAAAAATTAACACCTAACATATACCAAAATCAAAAAAAACTAATAGAGGAAAATGTGCCTGAAAAATGGCGGTTTGGTAAATTATTTACTAGCAGCATTTCAAACTACAATATACCCGCACCATTTCATAGAGATAATGGCAATATAAAAGGTTGTGTTAATGTTATTATAGCAAAAAAAAACAATGCAAAAGGTGGGAATACAACTGTACCTGATTATGGCGCAACAATGGATAGCTGTGATAATTCTATGTTGGTGTACCCCGCATGGAAGAATGTCCACGGTGTAACACCTATAGTGCCAATATCAAAAGATGGTTATAGGAATAGTTTGGTATTTTACCCACTAAAAGCGTTCAAAAACTGTTAAAAAATTACAAAATGTTACAAAAACGAACAAAAATACAACAGAAGAAGGTTTTAAAGGCGTTGGAGGGTAGTTTGGGCGTTGTTACAACAGCTTTAAAAAATTCTGATGTCACAAGACAAACTTATTACAGATGGCTTCGTGAGGATGAAGAATTTGCTAATGCGGTGAATGATATTGACAATATGCAAAAAGACTTTATTAAGTCTAAATACTATGAATGTATAAAAGATAAAGTGCCATCAGTTGTGATTCATGCAGCTAAAACAAGATTAGGTTGGAATGAAACAAGCAGTTTAGATGTAACTACAAAAGGCGGGAGTATTAACACAGGCAAAGTTGTTATAAATTTTAAAAACAAAGAAGATAAATAAACTTTGTTTGAATGGAAATAACATTTTCAGAAACATACCAACCATTATTTGATATCTTGGAATCTTGGAATGTAGTCAATTCAAATGATTTTAACAATCTTTCAGAATCAAATAAAAAATATTGGAAAGATTTATCAACGGTTGATACAATTTTAATTTCAGGTGGTCGGGATTCAGGCAAATCATACGCACTTAGTTGTTGGAATCCGATTGCAGCAAAAGACTATAACCATAGAATACTTTACACTAGACAAACCCTATCTTCGGCAGATAATTCAATTACTGAAGCATTAAACGGTAGAATGGCAGATTTAGAATATGATCAATATTTTGATATTGGCAATAAAATGTATTCAGTAATAAATGGTGATGGGAAAATAAGTATTACAGGGCAAAGAACATCAAAAGGGACTCAAACAGCAAAATTAAAATCATTAGAAAATTTTAGTGTTTTTCAAACTGAAGAAGGAGAAGAACTTGAATCTTATGATGAATGGAATAAGGTTAAGCGTTCAATGAGGGCAATTGATGTTCAATGCTTATCAATAGTTGTATTTAACCCGCCAACAAAAGAACATTGGATATATGAACAATTCTACGAAGGACAGGTAGAAAACGGGTTTAACGGTGTTAAAAATAAAACTTTATACATTCATTCAACGTACTTAGATAACATTGATAATATGGCGCAACACAATGTTGAAGAATTTAAAATGTTGGAAGGTTATTATAATGATTACGAAAAACTATCTAAATTAGAAAAAGAAACAACCGATTTAAAACTAAAAAAAAGATGGGCGCAATATAAGTTTGAAATATTAGGTGGATTTAAAGATGCTGCTGAAGGGGCTATTTATGAGGATTGGGAGATTGGAGAATTTAATACCGATTTAGATTCAATATACGGCTTAGATTTTGGTTTTGATGACCCTGATGCTTTAATTGAAACAGCGGTTGATCATAGAAATAAAAAAATATATTTAAAGGAAAAATTATATAAAAACGGTTTAGGATCAGATGAATTATACAATGCTTTACACCAAATTTGTGGAAATGATAAGTTAATAATTGCTGATGCTGCTGATAAGCGCCTTATAAATGATCTTTATAGAAAAGGGTTAAACATAAGAAGGTGTAAAAAAGGTGCGGGATCAGTCAATAGAAGAATCAAATCAATTCAAGATTACACTATAATAGTAGATAAAAATTCATTAAACGTACAAAAATCTTTAAACAATTATGTTTGGCACGATAAAAGAACAGGCACACCAAGACATGAGTGGTCGCACATTCCTGATGCTTTTGGTTATGCTGCAATGGATTTAATAGATTATCAATAATATTTGTATATTTGTAATATTTTCACTATGGAGTTAACGGAAAACGAAGTTATAAGTATAATTAAGGCTAATTTAAAAGCGCCTAATTGGGTACATAAGTCAAGAGAGCAGCACAAAGTTTTAAACGCTTTGGTTACGGGTTATAAATTTTCAGAGGTTTTAATCGAAAAGATTGAAAAAATAGAAAGTCATTCCCGCTCAATTGCTAGAAAAAAATACTCAAAAGACATTAGAGATTTATTTGATAGGGTGATGCAACCTTTAAATTCAGTTTTTTCTGCTTCGGGTGGATCGGTTCATATTGAAATAAAATCAGAAACAAAAGAAAAAAAGTTATTAGAAAGTCTAAATAATTTTAAAGGGCAAAAGTCAATTAAAGAATATTTATCGGAAAACTTTTTTAGACTATTAAATACTGATCCAAATGGGGTTTTATTTTTAGAGTATATAAACGACAAAGATATTTATCCAACATACAAATCAATTCATGATATTAGGTCTTATAAATCTGATGGGCAGATTTGCAAATACCTACTTTTTGAACCTGAAAATAAAACAACAAACAGTCTTTCTGTAACCATTTGGCGGTTAGTTGATAGCAAAACAGATTGGCGAATAATACAAAACGGTCAATCATTTATTATAGATGAAGAAGGCACGTTTGAGCATATGTTTGGCAATGTTCCCGCTGTTATATTATCAGACATTCAAAAAATGGGTAGTGAGTTTAGATATTCAGCGTTAAACCCTATAATTGAATTGGCAAAAGATTACGCAAGGGATAAATCAATTAGAACTATCTATAAATTTCAACACGGGTTTCCAAGACATTGGAGATATGTTAAAGAGTGCCGAACTTGTCAAGGCACGGGTAAGGTTGGTGATGAAATTTGTACGCATTGTAATGGCAAGGGTGAGATTAGAATTAATGATGTAACAGATGTTACAACACTTCCAATGCCAAGAGAAGATGATCAGGTAGTAACGCCAAATTTAGAAGGATTTGTAAGCCCTGATTTGGAAACATGGGGAAGATACAATGATGATCTAAAAGATTCGGAAGATTTAATTGATTCTACTATGTGGGGAACAAGAAGGTTAGGGAATGGATCAAACGAAACGGCAACAGGAAGGTTTATAGACGTTCAGCCCGTAATGAATAAGTTGGGTTGGTTTTCTAATAAAGTGGAATGGGCGCATAATCAATTAGCAAATTGGGTGTTAGATTGGGTTGAAAATTCAAGCACAACAGATTCAAGATATTATCATTCTTATGGCAGAAGATTTATCATTGAAAGCCCTGATGTTATTTTAAATAACTACACTAGTTCAAGAAAAGCGGGTGATAATTCAACCATATTAGATAAATTGTTGGATGAATATATTTTATCTAAATATCAAAATGATCCTGTTATGTTAAGTTATATGCAGAAGAAAAGATTGATTGAACCATACGTTCATAATTCAGTAGATGAGGTTAACACTATTTTTGGTGCGAATGAATCTTATAAAAAAGTTATGTTTGTTGATTTTTGGAACTCAGCAGACAAAGGTAAAAACATAGATGATTTGAGTAGTGATTTTACTACATTTATAAGTAATAATAAATTAAACATACAAACAGATGAGTAACATTGTAATTGCGAGTAAATACAAACTCCTAACAAGGCGTAACGGTAGTTATGACAAGGATGGAACAAAGGAGTTAGAGCAAAAGGATAAAGTTTTAAACCGTTCTTATGTAGAAAATAGAAACGGACATGACAATAACGAATTATATGTTATTGATGAAGAAAAAACTAAGGAAATTTTAAAATTGCGAGAAGTTGAAATTGAAGAAAATTCAATTAAACGTAAAAAGGAATCATTAGGTCAATCAGACTTAATTGATGTGATGGCGCAAATGGCTAACACTTTGAAACAAACAAGAAAAACCGTGAAAGAACAAATCACGGATGAATTGGATGAATTGGGTGTTGACTATGATAGACGTTCAAGCGTAAAAAAGTTAAAAGAATTGTTGCAAAAAAATAAATAAAATGAAGTTAAACATCAACGGTAAACAATTGGAAATTAATTCTGATGAATTAAAAAGCGCACTAGAAAGTGAAGAACAAAGTTTTGAAATTCAATCTGATTTTGTTTTAAGATCAAAAGAAGAAGAAGAAACCTACACAACTAACCTAAGAAAAGAAGGCACAACAATAGGTGCTGAAATAGGTAGAAAAGAACTTTTAAAGTCTTTGGGTATTGAAGGCGAGGGTCTGCACAAGTCAGATGAGAAAAGCTTAGACAGTATTAATTCATTTATAGCTGACAAGGTCAACACGGAACTTGAAGCGGCTAATATCGAACCTAACAAGAAGGTTGAAGAATTATCAAAAGATTTAGAAACTTTGAGAAGTTCTTTATTAGAAAAAGATTCTTTAATGAAAACGGTTAGTGATGAATTTTTAAACTATAAAAAAAATCAAACCATCACATCTAAGGTTTCGGATTTAATACCCGAAAACACGGTTATCCCAAAAAAATCAATAATGAAATTAATGTTGGATGATATTAAATTAGATGTGAACGAAAATAACGCCATTTATGGTTTAGGTGAAGATGGGCAACCATTAAAAGATGAGCATTTGAATTTATTAGGTGCTGACAAAATTATATCTAATTATTTTGATGCAAACCCACATTATTTAAAATCACCAAACGGTGGTGCGGGTGGCAAAGATAGTGGATCAGGTTCTTCTAGGCAAAGTTTAGAATCTTTTACAAAAGAAATGACTGATGCGGGGCATTCCCCAAATAGCGAATCATTTAACCAAATAATGACTAATAGGATAAAATCAGGCACGTTAGACGTATAAATAATTTAAACCCCTATGAAGCCCAACCCGTTGAAAAGGTTGGGTTTTTTGCGTTTAAAGAAATTTTTTTTAATTTTTCTTCACTTTTTTCATTGCGGAACAATATATTATATATATATTTACAACTGTAAACAAAAACAAAAACAAAAATTATGGAAATTCAATTATCAAATGAGTACTCAAACCACTTAAATAAATTAAAAGTTGCTCAAAATAATTTTGATTGCAACCCTTCAAAAAAAACAGCGACTAAATTATCAAATTTAAAAAACAAAAAATTCAATTATTCTGAAAAATATACTGCTGAATATAATCAATGGAGAGAGGAAGATAGAAAAAAAGCACAAAAAAATTGGATGATTGAAATGACTGAAACTTTTAATATGTGCAACATTGAAAATGACTTTAAAAAAGGAGTAATTAACAATGATCTAAGAATCATATTACATGATCGAAACGAACAAAAAGCAAATCAATTAAGAACAAAATAAACAATTAAACAAAAACAACTAAAAATAAGTTATGTCACTACTAGGAAATATGTATTTTAAAGGAATAAACGAAGATTTTGAACACGCATTTGGAACACCAATGCAAAAACCGAATATTATGAATCAAAAACAACTGCAAAACAATTTAGAGATATTATTAAACCCACATACAAAGGTTGATAAAATAGAATTAATTGGCTCTGATGACTTTATGTCTTACGAGGAAGAAATAATTTTAGATAATGGAATGGTTTTCTCAGTTAGTTTTGAATACCATCCTTATTGGGAAGATAGTTACGAAAAAGAAAACGGCGGCAATTATATAGATGATTTTAAGCTACATTTTATTGATTATAGTGATGGTTACGAAATTGAATTAACGGGCAGCCAAGAGGAAAGAGTAAAGCATTTATTGATTGATGGTTATAACGAAATGAACATATGATAACGGTAAATAGTTTAAGTGGTGGCAAAACGTCAAGTTATTTAGCCATGAAATACAGAGCAAATATTAACGTTTTTGCTTTAGTTAGAACTAACGATAAAAAAGTTATGTTTCCTGATAAAAAAGTTAGACAAATAGTCAGCGACAAAATAGGTCACGAATTTGTAGGTACGCTAGAAATGGACGACATAATTTACACTATGTTAGACTTGGAACAAATGGGCGGTTTTGGTATTAATTGGCTTTCGCCTTTTACATTTGAGGAAGTGATCCAAAATTCGGGAGGTTATTTACCAAATAAAGTAAAAAGAATTTGTACCGTTAAAATGAAAGTCGAACCTATTGCTCAATGGCTTTATGAAATAGGTGCTACTGTTTGCGAGATGAGAATAGGATTTAGAGCGAACGAGATGAGAAGGGCTAAGAATATGATTGAGAGGGCAGACGAAAGTGGCATAGAGCATTTTAAATTTAAAGTTGGTCAAAGCGAAAGCGGAAGAAATAAATGGAAAACATTACCATATAGAAAAGCCACTTTTCCATTGATTGATAACGCTATATTTAAAGACACTATAGAAGAATATTGGAAAGATAAACCCGCTAGGTTTGCTTATATGAATAATTGCGTAGGTTGTTTTCATAGAAACCCAATATTATTAAAACACATGAGCAACAAAGCACCAAAACAATTTGATTGGTTTGCCAATACAGAAAAAGAAGCGAAGGGAACCTTTAGAAACGGAATTAATTACGAACAAATAAGGAGTTTTAAAACGCAATTAGAACTATTTGATGATGACTTTAACGAGTGTGATAGTGGTTATTGTGGGTTATAACGAAATGAATTAAAATATAAATTATGACATTAAACGAGAAATTATTAGAAGGGTGTGATCAGGTATTAATAAAAAAAGGAAAAGGAAAAATTATTTTATCACCTGATTGCCCCGAAATAAATACTTATGGAAATGCCATTTGGAATGCTATAATGTTTCAAACAAATCGTTTGAAGGTAATAGATTCTCATTTAATTTTTATGAATGACGACACAAAAGAACTGTTTGATTACATTTATAATTGTACCAATTATATGGATTTGTCATCCTTTGCTGAATTTGATACTGATGGTAAATTTTTAAAAGAATTAAATTTAATTTAAAATGTTTATTGTAGTTTAAAAAATAATATTATATTTGCAATTGTGGATCGTATTCACAAGTCTAAAGGAGTTGTACTCCAAAAATCAAATTTAATATAAACATATTTTACAATGGCAAATTTCGCTACTGCTTCATTAGTTAAGGCACAAGCTAAACTAATTGGCAAATTCCAAGCGGGAGAACTGCGTTATCGCGTTCCCGCTGTCCATAAACTGTTTCTCGAAAACACATCTATTATGCTTCCAAGTTATAATGACTTGAAAACACGAGATGATCGAACGGTTGAAACAAATTTTTTAACAAGAACTGCCCGTGCTTTAGGCTCAGGTAGATCACACAACCATACAGGTGCGCAAGGTGATTCAAGCACTTTAACACCTTCGTGGAATACTTACAATGACGACTTCGTTTCTTACATTAAAGAAGCTGATGATAAGGTTTATTCCTTTGAAGAATTGCATATGTCTAAAATGGAAAATGCAATTGCAAACTTTTCAGAAGGATTAGAAACTGTTGCACACGACTTTTTATTCGCTAACCGTTCAGGTGTGAATGTTGCAACTGCTGATGGTGCTTTTGATGCAACAGATGATACTTTTGAAATCAATGAAACAAGTGCGGGTGATAACGCAATTGCTATTACCAAAATGGTAATGGATGTAAACAAATATCAGGGAACAAGTTTTACTATCGTTGCCGATTCAATTGCTTACCGTAAGTTTTGGTCACAAATGAATCAAGGTGCGGGAAATAGCACTAACACAACTTTCCAATTTGGAGACATTACAATTGTACATGATCCTAAATTAACTGCTGATGCTGCGGGGCTTGTTTCTGCTTATTCAAAAGGGTATTGGGTTGCTGTTCCTGAAGGTTCAATTGCTGCTTTGCCTTGGATACCTATCCAAAACAGAGAAGGGCGTGAATTTGGAGATGTTGCAAACTACGGTTCAATCATCAATCCAATTGATAACGTTCAATATGCAATTCACACATACTTAGATGGTGCTAATGGTTCTGCCGTTGGTGGTTATACGCAAGACGTAAAAATTGAAACTGAAATTTCTTTAGATATTGCTTACGAATATGCTCCTTTAAGTACGGTTGGAGAAACTCCATTAATTGCTTTTGCATTGGTTTAATCTGATTTGTTTAGTTGATGTTTAACGCAAGTAAAATAAAAACAAATCTTTATGGGGTTGTCGGTTTTCGGCAACCCTTTAATCCAACTTATGCCATTTTAGACGCTAATAATTCTACGTCATCAAGTGATCAATGGGTAAGTGAAAACCCACATTGTAAAATTGAACATTTATACGATACCCAAGATTATTCAGGGTTATCAGATGCTGAATTTAATGTGGTAATAAAAAATCTACAAGAGGATGCAATTGTTTCCGTTTGTAGTAGAGTTTTTAATAAACCTGATTATATTGATAGACAGGTTTTGTATAAAAATGCACAAAACAAAATCAATACTGAAACATTACCTGATGGGTTTGTTTGTTTCAAAATAGCTGTATCAAATAAAAAAAATGTTGCTTTTAAAATCGAAAGAGTTTTATTGGATTTTGAAGGAACGGGAGATATTGAATTATTATTATTTAATACTTCACAAAGCACACCTATAAATTCAAAAGTAATCACTATTACATCAACAAATCAATCAGAGGTTTTAAATTGGGCTGTTGATAATTCAGGAGACACTTATAAGGGTGAATATTATTTAGGATACCTAACGAGTTATGCGGGAATAGGAACGCTAAAACCGTTTAAAAGAGACTATGAAAACAGCGACTTAATGTCGTATGTTTCCGAATTATACATTGATAAATATTATTTCTCAGGTCACGCAACCAACACTTTACCAAACCTAGACAACGAGGATGGAATGGATCAAGCAATTGGTGTTAATCCTGATATAACTGTTTATGATGATTATACTGATTTAATAATACAAAATAAATTTTTATTTGCAACAGCAATTAAATTGGCTGTTCAGGTAAAATGTATTGAAATATACTTGGCTTCTTTGCGGTCAAACCTAAATGAAAGAGAATCAAAAATGCAATCAGCAAGATTGATTGAACTTTTAGAAGGTACAAATAACAATTTAAGCGTTTTAAAAGTTACGGGATTAATGCCAACATTGTTGGGAGAAGTTAACCATGTAAGAAATGAAATTAATAAGTTGATACACGGTTACTTTGGTGAACGTGCAATGATAGACACATTAATATAATGGCAATTGTTAGCAAAACAAATAGAAAGGGAGTTGACAAAGCAATACACGTTCTACAGGAACGAACGTATGCAAATCTATTAGGGTTTTGGGTTGATGGTACTTCATATACTATGTACCCAAGAGCGAATAAAAATTACAAAAACGGCTCAATAATACCTGAAATAAGTTTAGACAGTAAGGATTATAAAGAAACATTATATGATGATAATGTTGCAATTAATTCTTTTTTTCTTTGTGATGATCAAAGCACTTACCAAAATGAAAACAACCAAATAGTTCAAGACGTTTCAATAATTTTCCAAGCGGATTTAAAAAAACTTTATGGTGATGCGGAAAGATTAGATGAGGTTTTTAATACAGATGTACTTCAGGTTTTTAAGGATGTTAAGCGTTTTATTTATAGTGACATTACACGAGTAACAGGATTAGATAATGTTTATTCTGATTTGTCTTTAACAAGCGAATTAAAAGAAAAAATACAATTTTCAGACATATCAAATAGGCACATTTTAAAATTAGATTTTTCAATTAGGTATGATTTTAATTGTGATTCTGTAGTTGTTCCCTTATGCGTTCCTGTTACAATAATGGAAAATGGTGTTTTGGTTGCACGGCAACCATCAGGATCAACTTATAGTTATTCTACTTCGGCAGCAGATGCCAATATACAATTTCAAGGATCACCAATTGTTCCCGTTGTAAGTGGTGGCACATTAGATATTCAAGTAGTTGATTCATTAGATGCGCCAATAGGTTCATTGACTACAGATTCAGGTACGATTAAAAAAGTTGTTGTGACTTATCCAAGTTGTGCAGATGGAAACGTTACAGTAAACAGCACGGCATTTGGAACGGTTGCAAGTGGTGGAACGTCTGATGTTCCTGTTCAATATGAAAATGGCACACCTGTTGGAACTATTGTTGGAAGCGTTGTTGAAATACCTGATCCCGTTGCACCTGTCACACCGTTAAACACAGCGGATATATTTAAAACGGGCGCAACAGCACTTAGAACGGGTGATGATGGATCATTGGCATTCGGGCGAGGTGTTGACTTTGTAACATTAGATTTTAATAACGGCTTTGGCGATACAAATAGGTTTACAGATAGTCTAGGAACGCAAGTTTACACTTCAGACGAGGTTGTTGATTGGTCAACGTGGAATCAAGTTGCTGAAACGGTTTTGGTTTATTATCGTGTGCCAAATACAAATGCTAATCTAACCACACAACTAGCGGGGCAACCTTACACAAAGGCGGGTAAAAGTGATTGGTACATTTGCAATTACAAACAGATGAATAATATTCAAAACTTAGGAATTAATAGAGATTTTTTTAATTATGCTCCGCTGAATATAGCATACACAGGAACAAGTGACAGGTTATGGTGCAGCACATCTGACAGCGCAACAGTCAGCTTGTATTTCCTTAACACAGGGACATCTTTAGCATCACAAGGTAGTTCATACAAAGCAATACTTTGTCGAACGTTTACATTAGCTGAATTAGGTTTATAAGAAATTATATGTATATAAAAATAACAAAATACGAGTTTAACAAAACAACTGAATTGAAAGATTTGGTAACTAATAAAGTTGAAAAATCTGTTAAAGGGGTAGATTATATTTACGGGCAAGTTGGTGCATCAGATTTTTCTGAAATAGCAATATCTCTAGTTGGTGGTACTTACATTGTTAGTGATAACGAAATCTAATTTTAAGATAATGAAACCTGAACACGTAACAGAAACAGCAAGAGTGATTACAGAGGCAAATAATGGCAATTGGATTCCCGCTGCGGTTGTTGGATCGTTGTTTATGGTGATAATCATGCTCCTTTTATATGTATACAATAAGGATAGAAAAACGAGTTATTATAGACATAAAGATACAGAAGGAATACAAAATAAATTAATAGCAAATAACGAAACTTTGACAATTTTAATTAATAGACATGATGTTATTATTGATCAACACGAAAAAAAATTAAATAGAATTGAAAGTAACACCTAAAGGCTTTCGGGGTGTAGAAATGGAAGCAAATTATTTAAACTAAATTAAGAAAAAATGGCAAATTGCTTATGTGGTGTAATGCCCACTTTCGGACAACCTAGTTGCTACCAAACAATGGGTTATCCTGTAAAAATTGGTTTTCAAGATGTGAAGGATTCTTCAGGAGCATCTAATGGAATCCTACCAACAGACACGTTAAATGATGCGTTTATTAGCGCATTAATTAACCAATCTGATGTATCAAAAAGGTTAATGTTAACACCTTCAATTGTTAACTACACGGGCAACCGTGAAGAAATGATTAGTTACACAGCTAACAATGTAAATTACAAAGCTAGTGAGGGTAACAGACCGATCCAATTTGAAATCATTGAGGGGGCAACTCCACAATTATTAGGTGAATTGAAAAAATTAGAATGCCGAAACGTAATGTTTTATGGTGTTACTGATGAATCTCAATTAACAGGTAATGGTAAAGATGACAACTTGTTGAGAGGTTACAAAATTGAAAAAGGCACTTTTGATGCTAGATTCGTTGGTAACCAAAGAGAAGATACTGCACGAATTGTGGTTTCTTTTGTTGTTTCTATTGTTGAAAAAGACGAAGATGGGCGATTTATTGCTTATGATCAATCTTCTTTAGCTAATGGAGTGTTAACAGTTGATTTATTATCTTATGTGGATTTAATCCCCGTAGTAATGGAAACGGCTACTAGCGCAACTGTAACAGGCTTTGTTACTGATATTAACAACTATTATGGTGCAATGTATGATCCTTCTGAATTTACAGGTGGTCTTGTAGGTGATTTTACACTTTACAATGAAACATCTGCTGCTGCGGTTGTAATTACATCTGTGACTGAAAGCCCTGATGGAACATATACTTTTGTAACTCCCACACAAACAATTGCTGATGTAATGACATTGACTTTTGCTAAAACAGGATTTTACGCAAAAAATAAATTATCAATAACTGTTTCGTAATGATTATTGAGTTAGGAAGTAAAAGGATATCCATTAATTTGGATGCGGTAAAAAATTACACGTATGAAGAACTTTCAAAAGTTTATCATGGTGACGTTTTGGCAAAAGTTGCTAAAGCATCAGGTGTGAAAAAAACCGTAAAAAAAGAAAGTCCTAAGTTGAAAATCAAAAATAAATAACTTAATCCTCCCTTGCATTAAATATGTGAGGGAGGGTTAATTTTCAAAAAAAGATGTTTAAGAACACTATTTTATACAATTTAGCGCAAAAAATAGTAAGGCTTAAAGGTCAAGAAAAACAAATATTCAACGAAGTGTTGGATAATAATATTGTAAAGGAATTAATAATTGAATTGAATACTGAAAAACAGTTAAAACAAGATCATGTTGATAGCTTAGGTCAGGAACTTTTTAATAGCTTTACAAATAGAAGCACTTACGCAATTAGCGATCCATTAGGGAGAGGTGGGCAACCTTATGAAGTTTATAGAACGGGGGATTATTATGATTCTTTTAAGGTGTTTATAAGAGGTGGTGCAATAATAATAGATTCAAACCCCCAAAAACCAACAGGTAGTTTATTTCAAATGTATAATGAAAACATTGAAGGTCTTACAGATGAAAGTAAAAATAATTTAATTGTATTAATTAGAGAATTATACATAAATTACGTGAAAAAATATGTTGGAGGTTTGGGATAACATTTACAATATGCCACAATGGAATTGGCATGAAATCCAAAAAACAGGGGATTTAAAATATTTGTTTAAAAATTGTAAAGGAAAAGTTTTAAAAGAGCATTTGCAGTTATGGGAAGAATTAGAAGAACAACATATTGCTGAATTTGGAATACCAAGTGAAGTAAAAATAAGAATTAGAAAACAGATAAAATTAATTCAATTAAATGCTAAATTTATTAAAACAAAAAACAGAGTTTTATTAAATTACATTAATATAATTGAAAAGGAGTTGGAGATAAAAAAAGATTTACATTTTGGGTTTTATGACGTTAAAGATGCGATTGAAAAACACAAAGGGTTTCGCATTGTTTGTTCGCCAAATAATGGAAATGATGGGAATCAAATAACGGTAGTTGAATGGGGTTACGCACTTAAAAATATAATTAGACATGGCGAAAAGGATAGAGGGCAACGAGATAATCAATGATAGTTGGGCAGCAAAAGCAGTCAAACAAGGTGAAGATTTGTTAAAGGTTCTTGAAAAATTAGAACAACAAGGTAAAGAAACAGCAGATCAATTAAGTAAGGTTGCAAAGTCTCAAAGTGGCGCAACAGCTAAATCTATTCGTGATGTAACACAAGCGGTTTCAAAATCAAATGCAGAAAGAAAAAAATCCATTGCAATTGATAACGAAAAAAAAAAGTTAGTAGAAAAACTTAACACCTTAAACTCCACAAGAGTTCAAAAAAACGAAGAATTAAAAGTACAAATATCAGCACAAAGAAAAGCAAATAAACAATTAGCAAGAGAAACAACGGGATTAGCGGGTGCGTATGAAAAAGAATCTAAAACCCTGATTAAATTAAGAAAGCAATTAAAAGATTTAATTATAACTGAGGGCGAAGGAAGTAAAAAAACGCAACAATTAAAACAACGTGTTACTGAATTAGACACAAAATTAAAATCTGCTGATGCTGCTGCGGGGCAATTTCAACGAAATGTTGGTAATTATCCTAAAGCAATGGGTGGTGCAATTGCAAGTTTAAAGAAATTTGCGGGTGCATTGGGGATTGTTGGCGGTGTTCAATTGTTAAATAGAGGTTTAAGAAATACCTTTGATATTGTTAAAAATTTCGACCAAGCACAAGCAGATTTATCTTCGGTTTTAGGTGTTACTCGTGAAGAAATGGCAGATTTAACAGCCCAAGCAAAAGAATTAGGTGCTACAACACAATTTACAGCATCACAGGTTTCAGAACTCCAATTAGAATACGCAAAACTAGGATTTACACAAAAAGAAATTCAAAATGTAACTGATGCAACACTACAATTAGCAGCAGCATCAGGAACGGATTTAGCAAACGCAGCATCAATTGTTGGATCAACTTTAAGAGGTTTTGGATTAGATGTTACAGAAACCCAAAGATTGGTTGATGTCATGGCTAAATCATTTAGCACTTCATCATTAGATATAGATAAATTTAGTTCTGCAATGTCTAACGTTGCTCCCGCAGCATCAGCAATAGGGTTGACCGTTGAAGAAACTACTGCTTTATTAGGATCATTAACAGATGCGGGAATTGATGCAAGTAGTGCGGGTACAGGTTTAAGAAATATGTTCCTAAGTGCAAAAGAACAGGGTATAACATTTGATGAGGCATTAGATCAAATTGCTAATTCATCTGACAAACTAGGTACTTCCTTTGATTTATTCAAGAAAAAAGGCTCAACTTTAGGGGTTATTTTAGCAAATAATAGGGATAAAACAGATGAGTTAACGCAAAGTTTGCAGGATTCTTCGGGTGCTGCTGAAGAAATGGCAGATAAACAATTAGACACGTTGGGCGGTTCTTTAAAATTGCTTAGTTCTGCGTGGGAAGGTTATATTTTAGGTGCTGATGGTGCGGGTGGAGCAAGTGAATCTTTGAAAAATATAATCAAGTTCTTAGCTGAAAACTTAAAAAGTATATTAAATGCAATAGTTAGGGGTGCGGTTGTATTTGGTTCTTTAAAGTTAGCCATAAAAGGAGTTAGAATAGCCACATCATTATACGCATTTGCGACTAAAGCTGCTGCATTTGCACAAGTTTCTTTTTCAAGAGGCACAAAGGTAGCGTCTAGGGCTGTGAAGGGATTTGGTTTATCTCTTAAAAGTATTCCATTTGTGGGTATAATAAGCGGAATAACAACGGTTGTTTCTTTAATGTGGGACATGGGAGATGCTGCGGAAGAAGCGTCTGAAGAAACAAGCGAACTAGATGCTGCTATAGATGAGATTAACAAGCGTATGATTGACGAACGTGCCGAACTAAAAGGATTGTTTAGGGATTTGCAAAACACAACAGCGGGAACTAAAGAGCGTGGTGATGCTGTTGATGCTATAAATGATAAATACGGAACAACTTTAAAAAACATACAAGATGAAGCCACATTTATACGAGATTCAGCAGAAGCTTATAAATTATTAAACGAAGAAATTAAAAATAATATTAGACTAGAAGTCACAAAAGAAAAACGATTTGCATTATTAAAAGAGCAGATTCAAAAAGAGGATAGATTAATAAAAATGAGGGAACAATTAGTTAAAGACCTTGCAAGTGAAAAAGACGTTTTTATAGATTCTCCAATGGGTGGAACAACAGAACAAATGGAAATATTTACGGCTCAAGCATCAACAATGACTCAAGTACTTATTGATGGTTTAGAAGCAGATATTGCTAACATTGATTCGCTATTAAAAGAACTTGACGATTTAGGACTTGACGAGTTTGGTGATGGTGATGGTGGCGGTGGCGGTGGCACAACTAGCACCACAGACCCTGAAGCGGCAAAAAAGAAAGAATTAGACGCATTTAAAAAACTTCAAAATAATAAATTAATTGTTTATGAAAACTTTTTAATTGAACAGGGCGCAGATAAAGAATTGCGAGATATAATGATGGCTGAAAAAGAACTTTCGTTAATGGGCGAAACGGGTCAGAAAATAATTGATTTAAATTTTAAAAATGATGATATTTTAAACAAGCATAGAAACGAATTCCTTAAAAAAGCGGAAAATTCACACGCTGACCATTTAAAAGTAATATCTGATGCAAATAAAAAAACAACTTTTGATGATTTAAAGAGGTTTCAAGAGGAAGAAAATAAAAAACAAAAAATAAGAGAGGAAAACGAAAAAAGGAAGGCAAAAGAAGAAGAAAAAGCAAACAAAAAAAGGGTTGAAGATTTTAAAAAAACATCTAAATTAATTGCTGAATCTTTACAGGATATAACTGATATTAAACAAAAGGATATTGATCTTGAAATAGAGGCATCAAAAGACCAAATAAAAAAATCGGAATCGGAAGTTGAAAGGTTGCAATCAATTGGAACAGCACAAGCAATTCAAAGTGCTGAAGCAGAAAAAAGAAGAATAGAAAAAGAAGGTGCTGAAATTGAAGCCCTTGAAAAAAAGAAAAGAAACTTGTTAATTGTCACATCAGGATTAGCAAGGGTTAATCAACTAATTCAACAAGGTGATGGTAACCCATTTCAAACAACGGGAAAAGAAATGGGTGATTTTTTCACAAATTTAGCATCATTTTATGGTGGTACTGAAACAACTATTGAGGATGCAATGGGTAGAACGGGAACAAAAGATGGTCATGTCGTTAGGGTTCATGATAATGAGCATATTGTAGGCGCAAAAGATAGTGATAAGTTACATTCAAACGGGATTTATAAAACATCTGACATTGTAAATTCAGCATTAAATTGGAAAAATTTAGATTCGGCATCTTTAATATCAGCAAGACCGAACAATAATACCCATCTAATAAAAGAAATTCAGGAAATGAGAAACGCTTTTAATTCAATAGATTTCCCTGAGCAATACGTATATTTGGATCGGGATGTTTTTAAAAAAAATAATTCAATTAAAACGGTAACACATTCAAACAATAGGGTATGATAACGGTTATAAATATGACATTGAATAGTTTTCCGATTACCACAGTTAGAGGGTTGGAAGATTTAGAATTAAATGCTGTTTTCGATATAAGCCCAAGAGCATCAATAAACTTAGATTCAGTTATTTTTTGTAATACCGAAAAATCTAAAAATAGTGATATTTTAAGAAACGCACATGATACTTTGCCAACTGAAGGTGCTTTGTTTGAGTTTGAAGTTACAGATTTTGTTAATTCATACACGTTTAGATTTGTTTGTGATTATTCAAATTATAAAATTTTATCACCAAGTGAAACTGAGGTTGGTTTGTTTTTGGAAGAATCAGCAGATTCTTTAATTTCTTTTAGGGGTGCTGATATTAATATGGCTTTTTTAGAAGATGCGGGTTATCTTAATTCAAGTTATTATTTAAATTTTCCATACATAGTTAAAAACAGAAAAACGGATTTAGAAAAAATTCAATTATTAGCTTTAACATACATAACGTTAAAAACTATTTATGATGAAATTTTTAAGATAGTTGCCATTGCAACAGATATAAGCACTATTATTGGATCGCCATTAGGCATTGTAAATTTAGCACAAAGTTTAGCATTTTTAATTTTAAATGTTATTCAATTGGTAAAATTAATAGAAGAAGCAATAGAGACATTTATTCCCCCAATAAGATACCACAGTTCAATAAGTTTAAAAACATATTTAACCCAAGCATTTTTATACTTAGGCTATTCAGTTGATTTTGGAACATGGGAAGAAAACCCAATATTAATACCAAGCAAAACTGATGAAATAGGCTATAAAGCACCAATTACAAATACTTTGCAAAGTGGAATTTTAAAACCAAATAATTACGGTTATAATTTATCAGAAGCAATTGATTTAGGCTTAAAATTATGCAACGGTGAAATTCAAATAAAAGATTCGGTTGTTCATCTTAGACCGAAAAATGATCCTTATTGGAACTTAGAATCGGGTTATATAATGCCCGACATATTAATTGAACAAAGCATATTAGAGTCAAACGGAAACAGAAAGTTAAACAGAGAAGATGTTTATGCGGGTAAAACATTTACTTATGATGTGGATGATTCTGATATGTGGACTATTCAAGATGCAGCAGATGGATCAAATGCAGACAGAAGGCACACGGTTATTGTTAAACCTATTGCAACGGTTGATAATAAAAGGGTTAATTTAAACGGTTATGATGAAGTAAAAATACCTTATTGTTTAGTTTCTAAAAAAGATTTAATTGATGAATTAATTGATAAATTTATACCTGATTTACTCACCACTTTTTTAGACTTTGAAGAAATAAAAACTACTTTTGATGAATATTCTACTGCTCTTACTGACTTAACCGAAACTTATCCTGAATTGGATTCTATTGGTGCTTATGAATTAAACAGAGATGGTGCGTTAAGAGTAGAAAATCATTTTTTTACAAAGCCAAAAATTGGCGTTTTAGAAGAAAGTAATTTTGGAAATGACAGAATACCTGACAATTTCAATGACCAAATTGGTGCATCTGCTATTTATAATAAATATTACAAATGGGATTCTTTAGTTGGGGGTGTTAGAAACCCATTAGATTTAAACGATACAAATGGAAAAGAAATTTTTGAAAATGTAGAATTTAAGTTTAACATCAAGAATTTTTCGTTAATTTTGGATAACGCTTATTTTACAACTGAATCAGGAAAGGTTGGTAGATACACGGCAATAAATTGGAAAGTGTTATCCGATCGGGTAACGTCTAATTATTGGGTTCAAAAAAATTGGCTGATAAACACAGAAGAAAAACAGGTATAATGCAAGAAAGATTATTAAAAATAAAAGATGAATTGATGGAAATTAAGAAAAATGCTTTATCAACAATATTTAAAAATGTTGATGATCTACCTGTGGAGAAAAAAGAATTATTTAAGCAATTGTTAAATGCCCATATTTCAGGCGACAAAGAAAAAGTTGCAAAACTTGAAAAAAAATTAAAAGAAAATGGCGAGTAATTTCAAAATAATATCGAATAAATTTTATAACCAAATTAGAAATGGAATAAATTTTAGTGCTAATTTGGGAGAATTTGCAACATCCGTAAAATCTAATGCGGGTGATGTTATTAAGTTAGTTCAAACAATTGAATTAGGGGTTATTTTTAATTCAGATGAAACATCTTTAGTAACCGTAAATACAATGCCTTGGGATGCGTTAATTTCAGAAATTGATGCGCCTTCTATAGATTGGATTTCAGGCGGGTTTTATCCTTCGGCTGTTATAAGGGTAGAACGTGGCGGTATTGGTGGTAATATAACCATAGTGAACATAACGGGGGTTGGCAATTCAAAGTTGATCATATCCTCTGCTGATATGACAAGCATTATCTTAGCGTTAGGGCTTACGGATGGAGAAGAATATTCTGATTTAATTTTTAAATTGATTTCAGTACCTAGTCATTGTATTTTTAAATATAAATTAAACCCATCCGATTTAGGCACACCAACTTATGTTAGCCCATTAGATTTAAACGAACAGTCATATTATGTTAATGATTTAGACACAAGTTTAGTTGCTCAAAACATGATCTTTTTAGGTGGCATGGAAGGCTCAAACATGGCAACCGTTGATATTAAGTTTGTAAGCACTTTAGACAACTATTTGCACAGGTTTGAAATAAACAATACGTTTAAAAACCCTTATTATGTAGCGGGGCAATTAACAAATATTGAAAGCGCAACTAATCCTGATGATTTAATAGGTGATTCGACATTGAGATATGATAATTATTTTGAAATGGGAACTCCCGCATATCATTCATCTATATTTAACAATATTGGCTTAACAGGTGATTGTGGTTATTTTAATGAAAATTTTAATGGAAAAATAAATAATTATACCGTTGAAAATGTTGTTATTACTAATCCTGATTCAACGGGTAAATTAGAATCAACGAAAACAAATAGTTTAAGTTTTGACGTAACAACAACAGGCACATGGAATGCGGGAGAAGGTGCTGTTTTGGCACATTCAAAACTTCCTACATTATCGGAGTATCAACTAAAAACAGATGATTATGATGATGTTTGGATTTTTGACAATATTTACAATGATGAAAGTGCTGCCCCTGTTAGTAGTGGTATATTTACAAATTTTCAATTTTCAATAGTTGCTGCCAATAAAATTACGGTAACTGTTGATATTGATTTTTCAGCAGCACAAAAATTAAGAATATTAGATACGTCATATTACGGGCTTTGGTTTCAGGTGGCAAATGTTGATTTATCTAATCCTGATTTAATTGATAGAGTTAGTTTAGTTGTAGATGTTGACACGTACACTAAAAATACAGATGTTGATAATTTAATAACGGCTTATGATCCTGAATTTAGGGAAGAATTTAGAGGTCTTTCGGGTGTAAATTACACTAATTTTGCGGGGGGTGATGGAGATTTATGGACAATGAAATTTCAATTTTCAACAGATACTGTTCGGGGAGCGCAAATACTTAGCGCAAAATTTAAAATAATTGCTGAAAATCTATCTGATCCACTTGACACATTTGAGGTTGGTAATTCAACAGTTTTTCCTTTAGGCATCCCTATTGTAACTACTGATGGAACTTATATTTATCAAATAATAAACATAGATTCTATAAATTTACTGAATTTACCTGATGATGCTATTTTGAAAAAATTAGATGTTACTATGAACGTTCCCGCATCTTTACCTAGCACAACGCAAGATGTTGAATTTATAACAGGGTTTCAAGTTCCTTGGAGGGATTGGATTGAAAATTTAAACGTGCCTATTTCATTATATGATGTGACAAAACCACAAAATAACAGGAACAATAAAACGTCTAATTATTCAGGTTTAAGTTCATATAATATTTACGGTGTTTTAGAATTATCAATTTTTAATACTGTTGAAACAACACCAACAATTTATCAATTATATTCTGATTCAAGCAATATAATAGATTTTGATGCTGCGGGTTGGATTGGATTTAATGGAGATGTTAAACTATATGATGAGGATGGTTTAGAAGTAACGGAATTAGAAGATGATCGTGATTTAATTGTTAAAGTTGAATGCGTTCATGGATCAGGAACATTATCACCACAAACAATTGCCTGTTTTGTTTGGATAGAAATAGATGGATCAACAGCAACCCCTTCTTATTTATCTTCATCTTATGACTATACATCTTCAGATAATAGGTTACAGCCCTCTGATGAATTATTAACGGGAAATACGCAATATGTAGAGATGTTAAGCGAATTAAACAAAGTCACTTTAATATGCAAAACTAATTCAAGCAATTTAATTGCCAATTTAGGATATTTAATTAAAGGTAGGCTTTGGCACAAAATATAAAATATGGCAATTAAACTAACCCCATCAGTATCAAATCTAAATACAATTGAGTATTTGCACACGGAAAAATCATTTTTTTGCCGTAAAAGTTATGAATTGGCTGCTGATAATTGTGTGGCATTATCCTGTAGACAACCAATACCTGTTTTTGCTGATTTGGTAAACACCACATCAACACGAAATAATGATTTTACCAAATGGAGATATTCAGCACCAATAGGTGGCTCAGTTGAATGTATTTTAACAAGATGCGATACTGACACAACATATACAATTAATGATACCACTTATGGTGTTTTTATGGATGTTGGAGATTTTGCGACATATCCGACTGATTGGTCATTTGCAATTGAGTGGTTTCGTGTTGCAAATTTAATAGGTTTTGGAACTTATTCATTAGCGTTCACAATAAAAGATGTTTCAAATAATATTGTTTTTGAAGAATCAACCCCGTGTTATTATTTACAACCGTATAGTTGTGATGATTCAAATGGAACAGTAAGGTTTGAAGTAAATCAAAAAGGCTATAATCAAAGCGGTTTCAATTGGGATGGTTTTATTGGCTTATTCGCATTGTTCACAAAACAACAAATTAGGCTAAATGGCTATATTAAAAAACGTGCTATTTCTGAAATTGATTACGTTACAACATCACAATATAAATCTGATCACGTTCAAACTAGAGTTTACCATGAATATGATGTAACATTAAGAAGTGTTGATGAGTATATTTATAAAAAATTAGTCAAAGGATTATTATTGGAAATGCCTATAAAATTAACCGTATATGATATTTCAAATGATACTAATTACAATAACTATGAGGTTAAATTTTTAAGTGTTGAAATTGAAGAATTTGATAAAAATAGACAGTCAAACGTAACAATTACATTTGATGATTATTCAAGAAACAATATAAAAAGATACTAAAATGGTAAAAACAGGAGAGCAATTTTTTTTAGTTTCAAACAATTTAATTAATCAATATTCAGGTGCTTCTGATTTTAATTCAGATTCACTAAGATTACCAAATTCAATATTTATTATTTATGCGGAAAGTTCACACACAAGTGGATCACCTAAAATTGATGTTGAGTTCTCAAATGATGCCACAACTTGGTATGTTTACAAAAGCCAATCAAATGTTTCTATTTCACAAACGATTTGGGATGATGAATTTTTGCCAAGATATATGCGTATTAAATACGCAGCAAATTCTTCAAATGGCAATGTTACTTTTAAAATTGTAAATATATGATAGATTTAAGAAAAGATGAGGTTGCTGAATATAGATACAAGGTTGCAATGGGCGAAATTGTTGGAAGTTCAACATGGAATAAATTCGGCTATAATGCTGATATAAATGGAGTTGTTGAGGTTGTGGCATCTTTCGGGGGAACGTTTAATATAATGACTTCAGCAGACACATTAAATGTTGTTTCAACAGCGAATAATGATAGTTCAGGCGGTCAAGCAGCAAGAACAATTGTTTTAGTTGGTATTGATGCGAATAACGATTATCAAGAAGAAACCGTAACAATGAATGGTCAAACACCTGTAACAACAACCAACACTTGGTTAGGTATAAACAGGGCTTATGTTGCATCAGTTGGAAATTCTAACTATAATCAAGGTGATATAACAATTTCTGATACATCAGCTATTTTTGGAACACAAGCACAAATACCATCAATGATTGGAATAACGCAGCAATGTATATTTCACGTTGAATCGGGGCATAACTTTTTAACTGATTGGTTGCAAGTAAATTCATCACGGCAAGGTGCAACACCTTTTGTCACTACCTATGGTTATGTTTATAATAGATCAACAAATATTAGGCAAAGAATACTCAGTATAATAACGGGAGATGGGCAAGGAAACGAATTACAGTTAACACCATCACAGCCATTTGTAATTAATGAAAACAGCGTTTTATATTTTGAATCAACATCTTCTAATAATAATACTTTTGTTTCTTTAAGATTTTCAGGAATTTTAGAAAAAATATAATCATGCGAAATATAGAATATATTGTAATTCATTGTGCAGCAACAAAACCATCAATGGATGTGCCGATTGAAAGAGTAAAGAAATGGCATTTACAACGTGGTTGGTCTGATATTGGTTACCATTATTACATCACTAGAGATGGGGAGATTCACAAAGGCAGAAAATTATCTACTATTGGAGCGCACGTTCAGGGGTATAACAGTAAAAGTATTGGCATTTGCTATGAAGGAGGTATTAACGAAGGTGGCAATCCTGAAGATAACAGAACGCCTGAACAAAAAAAGTCTTTATTGAAGGTTGTTCAGATTTTAAAATTTGTGTTTTCAGATGCAACGGTGCAAGGTCACCGAGATTTCCCAAATGTTAATAAGGCTTGTCCTTCATTTGATGCGAAAAATGAATATAAAGAAACATGAAGAAAAAAGGAAGATTAAAAAAATGGCTAAAAGAGAATGGTAAGAACGCATTAGGGAACGTCTTAGACACTATTGGAGAAAATACATCCATTCCTATTGCTAGTAAATTAATCGAAGGCATAGGGGAGCATTTGATGGATGATAAAGAAATAACCGAAGAAGATAAAAAAGAGGTTGCCGAAATTATTCAATTAGAGTTAAAAGAATTAGAAATAATTGAGGGTAATTTAACCGATAGGTGGGTTGCAGATGTTGGAAGTGATAATAAATTAGCTAAAACAGCAAGACCATTAACATTACATTTCATTAGTTTATTGCTATTATCTTATTTTGTTACGGGTTATTTTGGAATAACTTTGCCTAGTGAATATACAAGTTTATTGATCGTAATTGTGCCAACTGTTTATGGCGGTTATTTTGCGCTCAGAGAATTTGGCAAACATTCGCAACGAAAAAACAACGGTATTTAAAAAATAACGTTATATTTGTTTTATAGTAAATTATCTTAATAGGTAGTTTATTTCTCTTTTCATAGCTTTTACCATCCCTTCGGGGGTGGTTTTTGTGTTTTAAAACTGTTGTTTTTAAAAATAATTTATTTTTTTTTTAATAAAAGTGTTGTTTATTAATATATTTTATATATATTTGAAGTGTTAAACAATTAAACAATAAACAGATGACTACTTCAGAACTAAGAAACAGAATCAACGAAATGACAAAAAAAGAATTTATCACAATGCGTGATGAACTTGAAAACAATTGGAATGAATCAAAACGTCCATTGATGAATATACTTTCAATGGGTTGTATTAATAGATTCAACACCACATTAGCAAATATTTAATCAAACAAGGGGGTGAAATCCCCCCCATTTTAAAAACAAATAAAAAAGCAAATTATGAAAAATTCAGTAAAAGAAGAATTATTAAATTACGTAAAAGAGCAAGTCGTAGATTTAGGCTTAGATTTAAATGATGAAGATTTGCATCAGAAATTATTTTATCAAGATTATTATATCATTGGGTATTATAATGCATCAGAATGGCTTAAAAAACATAACATAGGCGAATTTGAAGCGGTTCAACTTTTAAATGATTTCATGATGGATCATTTTGGAGAAATTTACAAAGTGGATATGAATTCAGAAGCAGTCGTAAATCAATTAGTTTGCTTTTTGGGTTATGAAATAATGGGAGAATTAAAAGAGTTTTCAGATGAGGTTTGAAACCAATAAAGATTTACAAAATGAATTGGATGCCATCACGTTATACTGTGAGGTGTTCAATTCATCTTTTGAAAAGCTAGGTGAAAATGACATTGATTATAAGGTTGTAAAACAGGGAGAAATTCAACACGTTGAGATCAAAGGCAGAAACCGAAAAATTGAAAACGCATTTCCATTGCCAATTGCAGCACGAAAAGTTGTTAAGATATGCGATAAAAAAACTAAATCAATTATTGTTTGGAATTGCTTTGATGGTTTAATTATATGCGATTTAAGCCAAGTTAAATCATCAGGGTATATTAGTGGGCGCAAACCAAGAGAAGGTTCAGTAAATGACGTAGAATATATGTTGTACTTTGAAAAACAATCAAATTTTTATTACATCATATTCGGTTCAAAAAAAATATTTAAAGTTTTTTAAAAAAAAGTGTTGTTTATTAATATATTATATATATATTTGTATCAGCTATAAAGCTAACAACTAAAAAAAGCAATTATGAAAATTCAAGGATTAAATTTTAAAAAAGGTGATAAATTTCAAATAGGAGATGATGGAAGTGTTTACACTTTTATAGATGTAACAACTAATAAAAAATATGGGTTTCAAGAATTAAATGCTGAAAATGAATTTGATAGCATTTCATATTTTAGAATTAACAATATGTTAGAGTTAGGTTTAATTATCTCAAAAGTTTTTTAAAAAATAAGCGACATGAAAGAAGAATGGAACATTATTAATCAATGGGAGCATAAATTTGACTTAATGGTTAGAGAGCGGAATTATTGGAGAAAAAAAGCCATAGAAGCAAAGTCTCAATTAAGTGATTTAACCCCAACAATCGAAAAATTAAAAGATCAAATTTACAATTTAACAAAAAAATAAAAATTATGAAAAATTTATTTAAGGCATTAGCCGAATTTCAAAACGAAGTTCCAACAATACATAAAGGAACAAAAGGTTATGGGTATTCTTACGCATCTTTACCCGAAATATTTACAGTAATTAATCCTGTTTTAAAAAAGCACAACTTAGGGTTTACGCAACTTTTAAATTCTGATGACATTGGTGATTGGATTAAAACAATTGTTTATCATACGGAATCAGGGGAAACATTAGAATCAATCACTAGAATACCAAAAGCAGTATTAAAAGGTCAAAATGAATACCAAGCATTTGGATCAGGATGCACTTATTACAGAAGATATTCAATTAGCTGTATTTTATCATTAGTAACGGATATTGATAATGATGCTGCGGATATAAAACCAAAGCCACAGCCACAGAAAAAAGTAGTTAAAAAAGTGCTAAGTGATGAAAGATTTGATAAGGCATTAGAGCAGATAAAAAAGGGTAACACTTCAATTGATCTACTTATTTCCACTTTTAATTTGACTAAAAATCAAAATGCTAAAATTGAAAAGTTATGAAAATAATAATTAGATGTTCTTCACTTGGAAAAATCATGACTAAGTCAAGAAGTAAAACAGATGCACTTTCTAAAACTTGCAAAAGTGAAATAGAAAGTTTGGTTAAACAAAAATTGTTTGGATACAAAACTTTTATTAGCAATAAATATGTTGCTAAAGGTATTGAAGTTGAAGATAGATCAATTGAATTATTTAATGAGGTGTTTTTTACTAACTATGAAAAAAATACTGAAAGATTAAAAAATAATTGGATAACGGGAGAATGTGATATTAATACAGGTGATACCATAATAGACATTAAATCTTCATGGTCAACAGAAACGTTTCCCGCAATTGAAGATGATATTGATAGCAAAGAGTATGAATGGCAATTAAGGGGTTATATGATGCTATATGACAAACCTTATGCTGAATTAGCTTATTGTCTAGTTGAAACACCTGAACATCTTTTAAGATATGAAAAAAATCTTACACCACATTTAGTTGAACACATTGATGCTGAATTGAGGGTTACTAAAAAGGCGTTTGTAAGAGATATTGAAAAGGAAGAAGAAATAAAAATAAAAGTTCAGCAATGTCAAGAATATGCTGATGAATATTTAACTAAAATTATAAACAAAAACAAATAAATATGAAAGACGAAGAAGAAGAAAAAGGATCAGTATTTTGGTTATTGATCCAAACAGCACTTTATATTGCATTGGCAATTTATGGAGTATCATTATTATTTTAACAAACAAATAAAAAACAAAAAAAATGAGTTTTAAATTAAAAGGAAAAATTAAGGATATTAGCGAAGTTTTAACATTTGATAGCGGAGCAAAAAAAATATCTTTTCAAATTACAACAGAAGCAGAATATGACAATCTATATTCATTTGACTTTTTTAAAGGTGCTGAATATGCAAAATTTGTCGAAGATTTTTTGACTAAATTTGCCATAAATGAAACTGTAATTGTTGAATTTAACATAAGAACAAATGAGTATAACGGTAAATTTTACACAAATTTATCTGCATGGAAAGTTGAAAAAGAATCATTAGAATCAAATAATGGTATTCAATTACAAGAAGTTGAAGGTGATGGCTTACCATTTTAATTGTAAAAAAGGGGTTTGTTTAACATCAAATCCCTTTTTAATATAATTTTAATATATTTGTAAAAAATAAAAAAATTAAAAATGAAAAATATCAAAAGAAAATTACTTGAAATTCCGCATGAATTATTTAAAAACGTACAAAGAGTTGCAAAGAAAAATGAAAGAAGTGTTAACAAACAAATCATTTTTATGATTAAGGAGTCTTTTGCTAAAAACAACGACTAATTAAATAAAAAATATTGGGGTTAAATAAACGAAAATGCAAACAATGCGGGGAGGTGTTTCAAAAAAAACAGCCCTTGCAATTTGTATGTTCGCCAATTTGCTCAATTGAATATGCGAATAAACAAAGAAAAAAAGCAGATAAAAAAGAATGGCAGAAAAGAAAAAAAGCAATTAAAGAAAAGTTAAAAACTAAGCAAAATTATGAAAATGAATTACAGGTGGTTTTTAATACTTTTATTCGGTTGCGCGATCAAAATCAAAATTGCATAAGTTGTGATAAACCAACAAAAGGCAAGTGTGATGCGGGGCATTATTTCCCTGTTGGAAGTTATAAAAATCTAAGGTTTAACGAATCTAACGTACATAAGCAGTGCGTTCATTGCAATCAGCATAAGCATGGCAACTTAAATGAATACACTATTAACTTACCCATAAGGATAGGTCAGGAACGATTTAATGCGCTTTTAAAGGAGCGTTTAGTTAATCGGCATTATAGTATTCCTGAACTAATTGAGTTAAAAGTTGTGTATAAATCTAAGATCAAAAATCTGATTTAAAATTGCCATAATAAAATTTAATTTATTTTTTTTTAATAAAAGTGTTGTCAGTCTATATATTATATATATATTTGTATCAGCTATAAAGCTAACAATTAAAAAATAAGATTATGACAACTGCAAAAATTTTAAAACAATACGCTAACGAAGATTTAAACACAATAATCAATGAAGGTAATTTAGCAATGACAGACAACGCTTACAAGACCGTAATTTGGTTTGAATACGAAAACAAAACTTTTACAGCTAAAAATAGAGATGGTATTTTAATGATAACAACAACAAAAAAAGCATTAATTAGAGATTTTATAATGACTTGTTTTATTATTGACTAAACAAAA